TCACCAGCTCCGGATGAGAAGTTCGCCGGTTCGCTTCTTCGATCGACCTGTTCCGCCGACCGAGTAGTCGATCTCCAGCCGCTTCATCTCGAACCCCTTGAACGCTCGCCGCATCTCCGGGATGTCGTTCACGCTCACGATCGCCTTGCCCTTCAGGTTGAGCATCGCTTCGGCCATCGCCTCGTAGTTGTCCAGGCCGAACTCGACGCCGTAGCCTTCTGTACCCCAGTACGGCGGATCCATGTAGAACAGCGTGTGCTCGCGGTCGTAGCGGCGGACGCATTCGCGCCAGTCGAGCCGCTCGACCGTGACCTGCGCTAGGCGCAGATGGGCGGCGCTCAGGTCCTCTTCGAGCCGGAGCAGGTTGATCGACGGCTTCGAGGTCGTCGACGTGCCGAAGGTCTGGCCGGCGACTTTCGCCCCGAAACACAGGCGCTGCAGGTAGTAGAAGCGCGCGGCGCGCTGGATGTCGGTGAGGGTTTCCGGTGGCGTGGAGTGCAGCCACTCGAAGATCTGCCGGCTGGAGAGTGCCCAGCGGAACTGGCGGGCGAACTCGTCGAGGTGGTGCTTCACGACCCGGTAGAGGTTCACCAGGTCGCCATTCACGTCGTTCAGGATCTCGGCCTTGACCGGGTCCTTCGCGAAGAACAGGGCCGCGGCCCCGGCGAACACCTCGACGTAGCAGGTGTGCGCCGGAAACGTGGGAAGGATCTGTGCTGCGAGCCGGCGCTTGCCGCCGATCCAGGGGATGAGCGGCCTCGCGGCCGGGGTGTTCGTTGCATCCAAGGTAAGCCCTTTTCGCCTGTGGAAAAATGCTAGGCTTCCTCGCCGCGTACGTGGCCGAGGGGCCTAGGCCAAGGCTCACGGGGCTCCCCGTGCGCTGAGGCGGCCGGCGGGTGTTCGCGCACCCAACGGTCGCCCTTCGTCAACCGCCGATCACTCGATCAGCGTGAATCTCACTGTCGCGGTGTCCACGACCGTCGTCCCGTCGGGGCCGAACGCGGTCGCGATGAGTTCTCGAGCGCCTGTGGGCATGTCGCCGCACGCGCCGGCCACCGAGAGCTGCAGCTGTTCGCCTGGCGGCACCGTGACCGTCTGCCGAGGCAGCACGATCCACTCCGCGGCGCCGTTGCAGCCCGCGTCGAAGCGCGCCTCGACGAACCCATCGAACGGGCTCGGGGTGAGGTTCTCCAGGTTCTGAGTGACTTCGATCAGCTGGGCACGCGTGACGGTGCCGATCTCGACGACCTGTGCGGCATGGGCCGCGCTGAAAATCTGCAGGCCGGCAGACTTGGTGGGGCAGCGTGCCGCGGCGCCGGGGTTGTGAACGTCGAGGCAGGCGATGCGGGCCGATGCCTGCGGTGGCGGCGGGTCGCCGCCCCCCGAGAACAGGGCGCAGCCTGTGACGACGACTGCCAGTACGAGCATGGACATCCAGAGGGGTTTCATCGGGCTGACTCCTTCCACCGCGCGCGGATCGGGAGCACGCCGGGCGGCGCGGCGCGCGCCAGCGGCTCGTTGTCGAGGAGGAGATCGCGGCCGAGGAACAGGCCGTGAATCGGCTCCCGGTCCCGCTGCAATGCCGCCAGCTCGCGGCACAGATCACTGACGGGGTCGATCAGGACGACGCTCAGGTCGGCGGCAAGGCCAGGGAACGGGTGCGGAATGACCGACATGTCGGCCTGTTTCAACGCCTGGGTCACGGCCCGTTCGACGATCGGCGCCTCGCGGAGCAGCTCGGAGTACTCGCGCCACGGCATTGCCTCGATCTCGGCGGGCGACCACTTCGAGAGATCGCGGATGCGCTGATACCCAACGCCCGCCCGGTAGTAGTCCGCCCGGCTGTTGGTGGGGCCGTTGTTGGCCCACGGCGGGTCCTCGGAGACCGACATCTGCACGACGCGGCCGCCGGAGTCGACTGCCGCGAACACGAACAGGGGCACGTCGCCGTCGCCGAGGTCGTACGGCGGTGACGCCTGGACGTAGGTCTGGTCGGCGTAGACGGGGTTGGTGTTGCTGCTCTGCAGCGTGATGACGGCCGTCGTGGGCCCGGCGCTATTCGACCAGGTGAGCGCGTGTCTCGACGACGCCGAATTGCCACCGGTGTGGCGCAACTGGGGATAGAACCCGAACGCCCCACCTGGCAACGTGAGGTTCACCTCACTGGTGCTCGAGGACGACACCGTGCCGGTGCTGGTCTTCAGCTGCGCCTGGCCGACGGCGGCCGGCAGCATGTACTCCTTCGAGATGGCCCAGTCGGACAGACTCATGCCGTCGAACCGCACGGTACCCACGCTGGCACCGACGCCAGGCAATCCCCCCGACAGGACCAGTCGGCAAAACTTGGCGTTCGAGGGAGCGGTGACCTGCGCGCGGAGAAGGGTCGCGGCGGTGGGCGTGTTGACGTTCGTGTACACGACCGTGCTCGAGATATGTGACAGCGCGGCGTTGTACCAGGCAAGAACGATCTCGGAGGACACGTGGGCCACGCTCGCGCTGATCCAGCCCTTGAACAGCATCACCTCACTGGCTGCGCATGGCACGTACCCATTGTGGAGCGCGTATCCGCCACCATTGGCCAGTACGGTCGAGGTGATGGCCAAGTCGCTCGCACCGTGGACCGCACCACCAGGCGGGATTCCGTGCGAGCCGCCCGCGTAGTCGGTGAAGCTCCACCCAGCCTCGGACTGCTCGAACGACCCGTTCCGAAGCAGGTTCGGCCCCACTTCCACAAGGGCACTGTTGGCGCCGTCGTGGTTGTGGTCCTGGACAGCCCCGGCGGTGTAGCTGGCACCCAGCCACTCGCGCAGGTGGATGGCGTTGTCCCGCAGCGCGGTCATCAACGCCGTAGTGATGGGACTGTCGGGGTCGATCGCGCCGTCGAGGATGTTGACCCAGCTCTTGGTGATCGCAGCCATGCTCAGTCCTCCGCCAGGGCGGACAGCTCACGGTCGATCGGGTGCCGGCACTGCAGCGCAAAACGCTGGTGGAACCGAACGGTGGCGCCCTGGACCATCTCGGTGAGCCCGCCGAAATGCTCGCAGCCCTCGCAGGCACGCGCCCGTCGCTGGTCGAACTTCTTCAGCGGGCAGCGCACCAGCACGTTCGGGGGGATCTCGATCTCGTCGCCTTCCATGTGCCCTCAGATGATCAGGTAGCCCTCGGAGCCGTCGGACATGAGTCCGCTGTTGCCGGCCACGTGGGCGTAGGTTTTCTCGGTGGGGTAGTCCGCCGTGCTGTCGGGGGCGATGAACCCGTAGCGCCGGGCGAACCCCGTGGTGCGGCCCTGGTACAGGACCCGGCCGCCCTGGTCGTCGACGCGCGTCACGAGCACCCGCGTGGCCGCAGGCGCCCCGGTGAGGTCCGGCAGCAGGCGCGTGGTGATGCTGGCCAACTCGCCGGCCGGCAGCGTGTAGTCCTTCGGGTCGAGGGCGAACTTCACCCGCTTGGGGGCATCCCGCAGCGTGTTCAGTCGCCGCCGTGCGAGCGCCGACATGGCCACGAGGTTGCCCGGGCCGAACCAGCGCGACTGCAGGACCTGCACGCGGCGATCGCCGTACTCGTTGGCCCCTTCCGCGTCCGCGTCGATCGCGATCTCGGCGCGGCCGTACTGGTTGACCTGGTCACCCTTCGCGGTGGCGTCTTCCTGGGCGTAGTAGACGGCGATGGCCGTCGCCCGCAGCTCGTCCAGGTTCTCGACGCCGACCGACCCCTCGACCAGGTGCGCCGTCTCGTCGTACGCAGGCGGACTCGCCAGCGACGGCAGCAGCACGCGGAACACTGCCTTCTGCGCCTGCGGTGACCAGTACACGACGGCGGAGAGCTGGGGGAGCAGCTCGGTCAGGTACTCGCTCGGCGTGGTGGGCTCCGACAGGCAGGCGGTCACCTCGTAGCCCACGCCGAACCAGGTGGCCTCCTCGGCCGCCAGCTGCGCGGTGTCGATGTAGGTGTCCGAGAGGCCGGACTCGTTGAGCAGCGCCTGCACCACACTCGTGGGCGTGGCGCCGACGAATGCCCTGCAGAGCTGCACCGTGCTGCCCGCCTTGTGGTCGGCGAGCGTGGAGCCGAACTGCGCGCGATAGGTCGCTGACGGCCACGAGAGCACGTCGCCGCTTTTCGCGGTGTACTCGAGGATCTCCGTCCCGATGCGCACGAACTCACGCTTGCCGCTCGTGGCCGGGTCCGCGTACTGCGCACCCCGTCCGCTCTCCAGCGTGAGCGACAGCGGGTGCACCTGGTAGTCGCTGATGCCCGTGGGCAGCACCTCCCAGGCGACGTCTACCGTGGCCACGCGACTGGTGCCGTCGTACGCCGTGATGGTGCGGCGCTGCCCGGCGCCCGTGTTCGTCACGATCACGATCTCCATCCCGACGTATGCGGCATCGACCGCCAGCGCGTCGACCGCCAGCGTCACGGTGTTGCTGGCGGCGGCACGCACCAGCCCCACTTGCGCTCGGCTGGCCAGCGCCACCGCGAGCTTGCCGTCCGTCGGCGCAGGCACCTTGTTCCGGTCGGCGAGCTTGAGCGGGTCCTTCAGCACCACACGCACCTGGCCACGGGCATCGGGCCCGGTGATCGAGTCGATCACGTACAGCTCGTCGAGGAAGGTGTCCCACGTCCAGGGCGACGCCACGAAGCCTCGGCGCACACGGGCGAAGCGGCCCGGGTAGTGGGGGTTGCGCTTGAGCAGCCGTGCCCAGAAGGTCCCGCCGGCCGGCGTGCTGCGGGTGGTCACGTACGGGTCGAGCTCCACGTCAGCGTCTGGCTCGTCGGCCAGTTGCAGCGTGAGCGAGCCCCGGCGCGCGAGGCCCTGCTCGATGTCGATCTCCGACACAGCCGCGGAGACGTCGAGGATGTAGGGCCGCAGTGTCTGCCCCGGCGGGAGCGGCATCCCGCGAGAGCAGAAGCGCAGCGTCTGAGTGCCGCGCACGTAGTTCGCCTTGTCCTGGCAACTGCCCCGCGTGTTGTAGCAGGGCGTGCCGGTGGCCGTGCACGGCGCGGTGCCGTGGGTCAGTGTGCAGCGGTCGAGATCCAGCTCCACCACCACCGCGGGGATCCGCGCCATCGCAGTACGTGCGGCATCGCGGGCGGCATTGGTCGGCACCGTCGGCATCAGGCCACCCCGCTCACGTCGAGCGTGAGGCGCGCGAACTCACCAGCCTCGGTGGGGGCGCGATAGTCGTCGGCCGCCACGACCAGGCGTGTCTCCGTCGGGTGGTCAGAGGGGTCCCACGCGAACAGGAACGGCATGTCGCGCAGATGCGCGGCCCACGCCGGCTGCCAGTGGTCACGCAGCCACGACCAGGTGACGCGCGCGGAGATCGAGCCGGTCCACTCCTCGAACTGGACGTTTCGACCGAGGGGGTGCCCGGCTTCGCTGCGGTTGGTGTCGCCGCGCACCTTTCGGCCGAGCGGGTCGAAGCCAAGCGGAAGGCGGCGAGGCAGTTGCAACGCGCGACCGATGGCCGCGATGGCGATGGCCGGCGCCGTGGATCCGGTGATTCGGATGGCCCAGTACCGATAGGAGGCCGGCGCGAACGTCAGCACGATCGGCCCGTCATTGGCGGGCACGATGCTCGCGACGACGTCGCTGCTCGAGACGAAGTTGTCCGTGCTGCCGCGGATCTCGAGGGTTGCGCCGCGCGTGCCCAGATCGTGCCCGTATACGGCCGCGTAGTCCGCCGTCTGCACGCTGCCGCAGTCGACCTTCACCGTGGCCGGCAGGGTCGCGGGCTTCCACCAGGTGTACGGGCGCCAGTCGCGGACGTGCAGTACCGAGAACCCGGCAGCGGTGGTCGACGCCACCGGTACCGCATCCTCGAAACGGTTGTCGTGCAGGATGAGCGGCAGCCCGACGCTCATACGGTCTGCACCCGGATGACCGCGCCATCGCCGATCGCGTCATTGATGGCAGGGATCAGGCTGTCGCGGATGGCGGCGGCCGAGAACACGTCCTGACCGCTCAGGTTGATGTTCACCTCGCGCGTCTGCTGCAGCACGCCCTGGTTGGGCGCGGTGTACGGCACAGTTCCGGCGCCGGCGCTGGTCACAGGCCCGGTGGTCCCGCCGGACGAGAGCACCGGCGAGCCGCTGGCGCTCCCGAAGCTCGTGGAGCGGATCGCCTGCACTCGCGCGAAGCCCACCGCGATCGCCGCCGCTGCCGCTGCAGCGCCGAGGCCCGGGCCGATGACCGGAATCGACGCGAGCGCGGCATACGCGCCTTGGGCTGCGCGGTAGGTCTGGATGATCGTTTCCGCCACGGCACCGGCCTTGCCGATCTCGAAGAGCGCGCGGCTCTTCGTCTGCATCAGACCGCCCAGCTGGCCGAAGAAGAAGCTCGCGGACTCCAGCGACATCTTGTCGTACTGCTGCCCGATGGTGAACCGGACCGAACGCGCGTCGCGGTCGTAGTTACGCAGCCGGATGTGGTGCTCGCGAGTCTTCTCCTCCACGCGGTTTTGGTGCACGTCGAGGGCGTCTTCGGCCTCCTTGCCCTTAGCTGTCACCACCTCGGCGCCGGGCGTGATGTCGGACCAGAAGCCCGGCGGGTTGTCGCTCCGGTCGCCGAACGCGGTGCGCATCATCCCGCCGCCACCGTCCTCGCCCCCGAACGACTGCTTCCGGAACTGGCCCTGCGGCTTCGCCTGCAGCTCCTTGATGCCGAGCAGACGCCGGTAGTTCTCGCCGGACTTCTCCATCAACGCATCGAGGTCGGCGCCGATCTCCTTCCCGATGCGCCACGCTTCCTTGAACTCGCCCTTGACCACCGCGCCGATGACCGCAGCCGCGCCACCGACCAAGCGGCCGAGAATGCCGAAGCCATCGCCCGCCACCTGCACGGCGAGCGCTATCGCCTTGAGCGTTGCGATGAGGCCGGTGGCGACGGCGTCGAGCAGGCCCGATGCCTTGAGGGTGCGCTGGAACGAATCGATCAGCGGGACGAACGCGGGCACCAGCTCGTTGGTCACCCGCACGGTGATGCCGCGGAAGTTCGCGGCCAGGCGGTCGAGCGAGTCGTTGAACTGGCCGGCGGCACTGGCGGGGCCGGATTGGATCACGATGCCCAGCTCCTGCGCCTCGGTCAGCAGCGCCCGCACGTTCTTCGAGCCACCTTCCAGCACCTGCGCCATATCCCCTGCGGCCTTGCCGAAGATGTCGGTGGCGAAACGCCCCCGGTCCATCGCGCTCGGCACCCGCTCCAGGGCGTCTGCGATTGCCAGCACTGCGGCCTCGCCGCCCATGTTGGCGAGCTTCTCGGCGTCGAGGCCCAGCTCGGCGAGAGCCTTCTTCGCGGGGCCGGCGTTGTCGGCGGCCTTGGACAGGTTGTTGTTCATGTTGCCGAGCGCCTTCGTCAGCTGATCGCTGCTGACGCCAGCCAGCTTCGCAGCCCACTCCATGCCCGTGAGGAACTCGGTGGTGACGCCGACCTTCTTGGCCGTCTCGTCCGCCTTGTCGGCCGCGGCGATCCCGCTCTTCAGCATCGCGATCCCGAACGCAGCCGCTGCCGTGGCCGCCGCGCCCAGGGCAACGCCGATCTTCCCGACGGCCACCGTGCTCTTCTCGGCCGACTCCTCCGTCTTCTTCCCGGAGTCTTCCGCTGCCTTGCCCGAGGTGGTGAAGGTCTGCTTCGCCTTCTCAGCGAACCCCGAGAGCACGGCGGTGGCCTCGTCCCGCATCCGCAGGATCGTCTCGAACGTGCCGCCGTTACTCTGGATAGCCAATGGCCGCCCTCATCTGTTCTTCACGATCCGCCCGGGCCTTGGCCACGGCGGGTTCCACTGCCTCCATCGCCTGCACCCACGCGGCGTCCTGCTCGGCCCAGCCTCCGGCGCGGGGCAGGACTCCCCGCTCGAACATCGCCCAAGCTCGTAGCCACTCGTGCTCGGTCTGGGTGAGCAGCACGGGGCAGGTCTCCCCCTCCACGCCTTCCGCGTCATCGCGCCAGGCCACCGGCGCCGGCTCGATGCAGCGCAGCGGGTAGTCGGGTCGCCGCGGGCAGTGGTCGCACGTGCCGCCCAGCACCCACGCCCGGGCGGCACGGGCTAGTTTTTTCGGTCGGTGTCCCGCAACGAGGAGAACGCGAGCACGGCGTTCCCCAGCTCGATGAGCCACTCCAGATTCGTACAGCGCTCCACGAACTCCGCACCGGTCAACTCGACCGCGTTGCCGTGCTCGTCCACCAGGCCGCGGATCCGCTCGATGCCGAGCGCGGCCGCGCGGCCCATCTGCGTGGCTGTACCGGCGGTGCGCAGCGCGTCGTCGTCGTCAGGGAGCAGCCGGTCGATCTCCTCGCGCTCGGCGGCGGAGAGCTCGCGCTCCTCCGCCCGGGCGTTGCGCCGGACCGTCTCCACACGCATGGCCACATGGATGGGCACGGGCGATAGCTCCACCACGCGGGCCAGCTGCTCGCTGGTGAGCCGCCGGAGCACGAAGTGCGTGGGTGCGTCGCTGTCGCGATCGCACTCGAGCACGTAGTCACTACGGGTGTCAGCGCGGCCGATGCGGATCATGGAAGCACCGCCGTCCACTCGATCTCGTAGGCGTCGTCGGATGTCGTCTCCACCAGCTGGTACTTGCGCTGGGACACGATCTGACCGGCCCGCGTCTGCCGCGAGATCTCCTGCGGCACCGCGTTGGGCGCGGTGAAGACCAAGGTCTCGCCCAGCTCGTTGGTGAACGTGGCCACCAGGGAGAACCCGGTCGCATTGGTGAGCGCCACCCACTCGGCCGTGGTGGCCACCGAGCGCGGATCCACCGTGATGGTGGGCATGCGGTCCACGACATTGAACTCGTGCAGCCCGGTCTCGTACGCCTCTTCGGCCTTCACGCCCGCGTCGAACGTGAACGAACCGATGTTGAGCGTCGACCCATCGCTGAACGACAGCAGCGTGCTGGTGGCGCGGAAGACCTTCTGCGTGGGTGCCGTGAACGCCGGGATCGTCGCCGTGGAGGGTGCGGTGTACTGCGACTGGACCTTGCCCTTCACCTTCAGCGCCTGGCCCAGCTGGGCTTCGAACGAAAGATCGTTCACGGCGCCGATCAGCTTCCACAGCAGACCGTCCTCGTAGAAGTACGCGGTGGCGCTCTTCAGGTTCGCCGCCACCGACGTGGGCGTGTAGGTGGCGCTGCGCGGCGTGCTCGTGCCGTTGCCCGCGGTGGCCACCGCGTGGCCGGAGGCCATCAGCAGCGGGTGAATGTCGGGGTTCACCAGCGCGCCCGTGCCCACGCCCAGCCCGCGAACGCGGCCCGAGAAGTCGAGGCTGAGGCCCTGCTTGGTGGTGACCGGGGCGCCTGGGCCGAAGGTGCCTTTCAGTTCCCCCTCGGCGCGGTCCTGCTCCGTCGGTACGGTGATCTGCAGATCGCTGTCGGGGATGAGCAGGTTCGCGCCGACGGTGGGCGTGGGGTCCGTGCCCTTCGTGGTCTCGACCTCGTACAGGAACAGCTTGTTGCGTGCGAGCATGGCTCAGGGCTCCGTGGTTTCGGTGGTGAGGCGCAAGGTCGCGCGGTGGCAGAGCACGCCCGCGAGCAGCACGCTCTCTACGGCGTCCACCTGGATGCCGCTGGGGGCGTCGTCGAGGGTCATGTCGCGGACATCGAGCACCGTGCCGCCGAGTGTCCGGCCCGTGCGGAACGCCGTCGTGATCGCCTCGATCAAGGTCTGCAGCGCCTTCGCGGTCGCGTCCGCATCGTCGAGGGACAGGTACACGACCAGGCGCCAGTTGTGGATGCGCCGCACCGTGGCGATGTCGAGGTCCACCTCGCGGGTGGAAGCGCGGTCGAACCACAGCCCGCGAATGCGCCCGTCGGACGGGTCCTTGTAGAGGGCGAGGAACCCCGCCTGCTCCTTCGCGAAGCGCTCGTAATCATGGACGCGGCCGATGCCGGGGACAGCCTCGAGGCGGGCCTTGATGGCAGCGCGGATGGCGTCGAGCGAGGCCATCACACGCCTCCGGACAGGCGCTGGTAGATGCGTTCCACCGCGGCCGTGCCGATCTGCGTGATCTGCTGGCGGGTGCGCGTGATCGCGTCGCGGAACATGCCCGCGCCGCGCGTGCCCTTGTAGCCGATCTTGCGCTGGACGCTGCGGGCCACTTCCTCGACCGTGTCGTCCGGCCCCAGCGTCAACTTCGCCCGCACCCAGTCCTCCAGCGGGGCGAGCGGCGCCCAGTGCGGCTTGGTGCCCAGCTCCACCGCCGCCGCGTAGTTGAGCGGCGAGAACACCGCGGCCTGCTGGGCTTCCTGGTCGTCGCGACGTTCGAACGTGATCGACGCCTGCAGCGTGCCGCCCACGCCCTTCGGCGTGAACTCCTTCACCTCACGTTGCAGCAGGAACGCGGACTCATCGAGTGCCAGGCCGATCTCCGCCCGCGCTACCTCGGGCGCGGTGGCCAGCACCTCGGCGTAGCGCACTGCGGGGATCACGTCGAATGCCAGGCGCCCGGCCATCAGCGGTACCGCGCCGGATGCGTGAGGCGATCGCGGCCCTGGTTGTCGTACGCGTTCCAGTTCACCGTCGTGCCGCCTGCCGCATTGGCCTTCGGGTCGAGGCCGAGCCCATCGAAGTACCGCTGGCGCAAGTGCTTTGCCCGAGCGGCAAACTCGCGCGGCCGGGACGAGTGATCGACGCTATCGGCCTGGATGGTGGAGTCGCCCGAGCCGCTGTAGAGGCTGGCCAGCTGATCGCACAGCAGCGCCGCGGCCCAGCAGCACACAGGCTCGCGATGCTCCACGGGGATCGTGTCGGTGCTGCCGTCCAGCTGGTGCCGCACCGAGAACGTGATGCGCAGGACGGCGCCCACGTTGACGGCGTCGAGCAGCATGATCTTCCGCGTCTGGGCCGCGTCGAGATACAGCGAGTACCGCTCCGGCGAGAGCAGCGTGGGCGGCACGCGGCCCACGGGGGTCTCGATGCTCGAAATGGTCGAGTAGTCGGCCTGCCACCCGGCGGGCAGACCGATGAACTGCTGTGCAGACGCCGTCACGTCCTCGGCCCGGGGCCGCGGGCGGTCCTGCCCGTAACGGGTCACCGCGTTGGCGATGGCCGTGTCGCGGTCGTTCACCGACAGACGCGTGGCGTCGTCGCGGACGAGGGCAAGGGTGAGGGTCTGGAAGTCGGAGAGCATGTGTGGGGCTTCGAAAAGCGGGGCGGGCCCGTGGGACCGCCCCGAAGCACTACCCCTCGCTCACGTTTATGGGTTAGCCGGCGACCACGGCCTTGTAGCCGCCGCGGAAGTTGTGCACCTGGCCACCGTAGATGTGCCGGATCTTGTAGGTGTGCTGGTCGTTGCTGAAGAGCGACCCCACGTTCGGCATGTCCTGCACGAAGAGCTCCGGATCCTCATTGCCGTCGAGGAAGCCGATCTCGATCGAGGGCAACTCGCGCGGGTCGGCGAACGCGGCCCAGTCCGTCACGTCGGTCCAGTACGGCACCGCGATGATCTGCACCCGCTGGTTCTGCACGAAGTTCGGGTCGTTGTTCGTCGTGCGGACAAACAGGTTGGTGGCTGCCTCTTCGAGATCCACAGGCACCAGCAGCGTCCGCGGCGGGATGCCCAGGCGCTTGCTGGAGCCGGCCTCGGTCTGCTTCATCATGGCGAGCCGTGCAGCGGACCAGCTGGTGGCGTCGAGCGCCGCCGAACCGAGGTTGCCGTGGGTCGCATGGAAGAAGGCGACCGAGTCGTAGAGCGTCGGGTTCGTGCGCACGAAGTCGAAGACGAACTCGTAGAGCGTCCGCTTCGATGCAAAGGCCATGCGGCGCGGGATCTCGCGAACGGCGCGCACGTCGTCGTTGCGGATCACCTCGAGCGTCACGGTCTCCGTGCCGCCGCGCTTCGTCACCGCGTACGTGGCCTTCTCGTCGTCGGGCGAGGTCAGCGGGTTGTAGGGGCCCGCTTCCGCCACCGCCGGCAGGTTGCCGTAGCCGCCCATCCGGGTGATCTCGTTCGTGCGGAAGTCCGAGATCCGCATCGTGTTCACGATCTGGCGCCACGCGTCGTACTGAATCAGCTGCGCGTAGTCGTCGATCATCCGGCGCTGCATCGCGGCACCCAGCACGTCGGCCAGCGCCGTCATGTTGATGGCTTCGCGGAACGCCAGGGAGGCGTCGCCCGCAGCCTCCGCCAGGCGGGCGCGATCGCAGTCGGCAATGCGGCCGGTCACGCGGCGATCACCGGTGGTCTCGATGTACGCCTCGCGCAGCGAGAGCGAGCCCTTCACGCCACCGAAGAAGTCGTCCCACATCTTGTCGATGGTCAGCTTCCGGTCCTCCGCGCGGGCCCCGGTGCCGAAGTCAGGCAGGACTACGTTGCCCGACTCCACGAACCGGCTGAGGTACGCGCGCTCCGCGTCGATCGCGGCGGTCACGTCGGCCTCGGTGAAGCGGGTGCGGGCGTCCAGCGTAGCCTGCACGCGGTCCTTCGCGGCCTGCGGGAGGTTCGAGGCAGCGATGGTGGCGCGCGCCCCGAAGCGGGCCTCCACCATGCGCAGATCGTCCGCCGTCACGGCCTCGGCCACGCGCACTGGGGTGGCGGGCGTCGCCAGCTCGGCCACGGCTTCGGTGTAGCGCTGTTCGAGTTCGTCGTCGGTGAGAGCTTCGATGTCCGCGATCTTCGCGGCCGTCTTCGGCGCCTGCTTGATTTTCGCGATGAGTCGCGCTCGCATGGGGTCAGTCTCCTGGGTAGCCTCGATGAGGCGAACGAACGCTCCGCCGGCAGACGGTTCGACGATCACGTCGACGGAACGGATACGGGTGAACTGGGTGGCCTCGCGGAAGGTCTTGCCGCCCGCGGTGCGCTTGCGGGCCTTCGCATCGGCGTCGATCGACAGGCCCATCAGGTCCTTCTTGCCGCGCTTCCACGCATCGACCAGAGGGCCACGCACAGCGGCGGACTCCACCAGGTGCAACGTGCCGCGCACCTCGCCGGTGTCGGTACCGGTCGAGCCCTCGACGAACGTGGGGCTCGAGATCCACCCCACGATGTTCCGGACGTCCTTCGCCTCGCCGGCGATGTGATCGCGGTCGGACTTCGCAAACACCTTCACGCCGTCGAACATCGGCGCGGCCTCGCGCAGCACGGCGTCGGTGTAGTAGTTCGCGTTCTTCGAGGCGCCGCCGCGGATGAGCACCACCTCCCACTGCAGGCCCTCGTCGTCCTTCGCTTCCAGGAAGGCGCTGTCGGCGGCACCGGTGGCCTCGGCCATCCGCACCGGGTCGAAGCTCTGCACCACCTCGGTGGGCTCGCCGATGGTGACGACGTTGTCGGCGCCGATGGTGTACGGGTAGGCGTAGTGGCGGGCATCGCGCATCGCCACCACCCGGTCGGGGTACATGGCCACGGCGTAGACGCTCCAGCGGTCCACACCCAGCTTCGCGGCGAGTGCCAGGCGCACCAGTTCCATGACCTGGCTGAACTCGGAGGAGGACGCCTCCGCGACGCGGATCGCGTCCGGAGACTTGAGGCCGGCGACGGGGATGGGCAGCTTCATCGGGGGCGGACTACGCCTTCGCCTTGAGCGTGCCTTCCAGCTTCTCGCCGGCGGTCGTGACGACGACGATGCGGCCCTCGTCCGGGTACTCGCACCAGTCGAAGACGTCCGCGGCCTTGATGCTGACCTCGGTCGAGTTGCCTTCCTTGTCGGTGACGGTGCGCTTCACCAGTTGCGCCACCGCGCCGGGCTTGAGGGTGCTGTCCTTGCTGATGACTTTCGTCACGGGGCTCACTCCGGAGTGGGATCGAATCGCTCTATGCGAGTGAGCCGAATTCTCCGCAGCGGCGCGACGCCCCTGCACGAATGGGATTGACTTCGAACGGCGCTACTTCGGGTCTTTCTTCGCCCGGGCGCGCGCCGCCACGAACGCCCGCTTCACCGGGTTGCGCAGCAGCTCGGCCGGCGTCAGTTCGTCATCGGTGAAGGGCTTGGCGCCCGGCGTGGAGACGGCCCACGAGGCCATGAACGGGATCGACTCGCACCCGCAGTTGATCGTCTCGCCCACGGGGCCCTTCGGGTCGCGCGGGTGCATGAGGCGCACCAGCTCGCCCTGCAGCGAGATGATCTCGAAGGGCTTGTCGACATCCTGGATCTGCCCGTCGATCGCGTCGTGCGTCGCGCGGCTGTGCTTCTTGCCACTGCGGCGCCACTGCTTTTGCAGCCCTGGCAACGATGGTGCCGCCTGCGCCATGCGGTTCTGCGCGGCCACCGAGAAGGCGCGGCCCACCTCGGTGCGGACGATGTTGATGGCCCGCTGCCGCTGCCCGCCGAAGATCTCCACAAGCTTCGCGACCGCGTCGCCCGGCGACTGCGCGCCGATCACCACCAGCGCCAGCTCCGAGTTGATCTTGTTCGCCACCGTGGCCGAGATGTCTCGGATCTTCGAGACCATGAACGACTGCATGGCCGTCAGCTGTGCGGTGTCGAGGCCCGAGAGCGTGGCCTGGACGATGGCGCCCGCAGGCCGGCGGGCAATGGTCTGGTCGACCAGGTCGACGCCGGCCTCCCATCCCTTCTTCGCGGCCTCCGTGACCACCGGCCCGGCGCCGCGCTCGAACACCGCCAGCTGCTGGGCGATCTGTCGCTCGAGCTGCGGCAGCGCCCAGCGCTGGTAGTCGGTGGGCTGGCCGGCGAGCGTGGCCTTGATCCGCGCCTGCGCCAGGCGCAGCAGCCGCACGATCTCGCGCTGCGTGTCCGTCTGCAGCTTGCTGCGACGGGCGAGGGGGCGAGGCCCGGCCATGCGTCAGGCGGCGACGCGGGAGGGTTGTGGGCGTGCGACCGAGCCAATATCGACGGGCAGCTGGAACGGCACGCCGCGACGGTCCAGGGTGCCATGCGCGAGGAAAATGCCTGCGCGGCGGGCGGGCGACTCCTCGCGCAGCCCGGCCAGTGCGTTCATTGCGTCGAGGTACATCGGGTCGCTGGTAACGGTGCCGGTCTCGGTGCCCCCGAACACGGCATCCGTTGTCCCGAAGACGAGGTTGTTCTCCGCCACACAACCGCTCGCGGAATCGAAGTAGACGCCGTATGTCCGTCCCGGCGAGTGCATGATGTTGTTCCGGATGACCGTGTTCGCCGCGGTGGCAGATCCGCCGATCTCCGCGTTCGAGGCGTCCCGGCCGGTGTTGTTCCGGAGGAATTCGCAGTGCGTGACCTGGTTACCCGCACCCGAACCCAGAGAGATCCCGCGCATCTCACTGCGCTGAATGACGCAGGCGTGGATCAGATTGTTGTCGCCGCCGTTGATCGAAACCCCTAGCCCCTCGCTGTCCTCGATCACGCAGCCGATCATCCACGAGTCGGATGCCCAGTCGTCGAACGACATCCCATGTCCCTCGTGGAACGGCGCCGCCGTGTTCCAGCGGCTGCGCAGCGAGTGGCAGTACTCGAAGCCGTTGTTGGCGCCTGCGCGCCACACGTAGTTGACGCTCCCCCCGTTGGGGTTTCCGTTGGCGTTGATGTACAGCAGCCCACCCGAGACGCCGAACTGCCCGACGGTCGGCGCAGTCGGCGTAGCGACGTTCTTGACCATCCGTGGGTAGGAGCCGTGGCGCACGAACGCCACGTCGGTCTCGTGAGAGCCCAGGGCACGACTGTAGACGGTGCCCGAGACGAGGGTCCAACCCGACGACACGCTAACGAAGCGGCTGCTCATCCGGAAATTGTGCCCTCCGTTGACGCCCGTCAGCCCGTTATCCCAACCACGACAGTTACGAGCGATCACGCCGCTCCCGGCAAGAATCGTGAGGCCATCGGCGCCACAGTTCCAAAACTCGCAGTCGTCGATCAGCACGTCGAACACCGTGTTGATCGTGTTCTCCACTCCCACGTACAGGCCAGCCCTGTCGCCGACAGAATTTGCGAACTTGCAGCGCCTGATGCGGATACCGTTCGCGTTGCCAGAGGTAGTGGCAGACACGTAGAGAGAGTTGTAGGCGCTGGTCCCGGCAAGGTCGAAGAAAAGATCCTCAACGACATAGTCGCGCCGATGACTGCCGTTCAGGATGGTCGAGCCTGGGGAGCCCGCCGGTTTGGTGAAGATCGCGTACGGCACCTGAGCCTCGCCATACACGCCGTAGTAGGTCGGCGCACCGGGTACCCCGTTCACGATCGTCTTCTCCGCCGTCGTCTGGATCAGCTGCCGCGTGCCGCGCCTAAAGAGCAGGCGGTCGCTCGCACCCGCCCCGAACGGCTCAAGCCACCGTTTCGCCGTCCCCGGCGTCAACCCATCGTTCCCGTCGCTGCCGTTGTCCGCGTCGAAGTAGTACGTTGCCATTGCCTAGCCCTCGATCGTTTCGAGAACAGCCAGTGTCAACGTCCCGCCCGTCTGCTGCAGCCCGATGCTCCTGATGAGGGCTCCATCCGCTGCCACCACCCACGGACTTACCGGCGCAGCCGCTAACAGCGCCATGAGATTCGGCCAGGCCACGCCGTCGGGGGTGTCCCACTCTCCGGTGCTCACGGTCGTGATCGCGTCGATCATCGTCTTCAGCGCCGCGTTGTCTGCCGCCGTTGTGGAGTGCGCCACGATCACCGCCTCGCCGGCTGGCACGGCGAGTGCCAGCACGCGATACGCCTTCACGCCGTTGGCGATGCTCACGAACTCGTCGGCGTTGCCGAAGTTGGCCGCCGCCTGGAGCTTGGGCTCCATAATCCGCGTCACTCGCGCGCCCATCGGCACCTGCGTCACGCGCGCTGCGCCGTCGTCCTCGAATTGCTGGTACCCCACTTTCTTCGGCATCACCGCTCCCTGACGACCACGCGGAACGTCCGTTCATCCGTGCGCCCGCCCGCGGTCGTGATTCGGCAGGCGACGGTGTAGCTCTGGCCCGCGGTGCCTCCCGACAGCCACGCCGTGGCCACCGTGTTCGCGGGATGGGAGACGCCGTCGATCGTGACGGCGCCGGCATTGATGGACTGGCTGGCGAGCGTGAGGCCGGTACCGACGGTCCACGTGACCGAGGCGATCGTGTCGCCGTCCAGCCAGGTGCTCCACGCGACCGAGTAGTCGAGCGTGCCGTGCGGATCCTTCTCGATCCACGCGCCGATGCCGTCGGTCTGGAACGCGGTGGTCATGGCATCAGCTCGGGTCGGCGATCTCGATGTCCCACGCCGGGAAGGCCACGGTGTTGCCGCTCGTGAGCGCCTGCGTGGTGCAGGTGGTCACGTACAGCAGCCGCGTGCCATCGCACAGCGCCACGTGGTTCGCCGAACCGCTGGTGTCGACGGTCACTCCGCTCTTCGCACCGACGGTGAGCTTCCGACCGCTCGTGTCGCCATTGGCCTTGGTGAAGTCGCCGCTCGCCATCGCGACGTCGGCCAGGGCGTACGTGGTGACGGCCTCGGCGCGCGTCGTGGGTTGCGCCGAGCACGCCACCATCACGTTGGCGTTGTTGCGGATGATGTCGAGCGCGCCATCGAGCACGTCGTCGTGGACCAGCTTAGCCATGCGTCACCCCTCTGGATGCGAAGCGCTCCAGCACCGACGAGAGGTCGATGCTGCCGTTCTGGATGTCGAGCGTGACCTCGGCGACGTCTGGGCGACGTGCCGCAGGCTCGCTCGCCTCGTCGAAGCGCAGCGCCCAGCCGGCGGCGATGAGGCGCGCGGCCTGGTCGCTCGGCAGGTAGCGCCGCTCGCCGCGGTGGAACTTGTCGCGGCCGTCGAGGCAGGTGTCGGTGATGTGGACCCACTGCATGGCGGGTGGTCTCCTCAGTGGATGGTGAGCAACCGCCGTTCGGCGGCAATGGCGAGCCAGCGCGACTCGGCCACGATGGCCAGCACGCGGCGCTCGGCCTGGATGTAGAGCACGCGATCCCCCACCCACACCGCACCCGGCAGCGCCAGGGAGAGCACGTCGGCCAGGTGCGCGTGCGCAGCGTCCGAGATGGCGAGGATGTGTGCCTGGCCGAGCACGAGAGCGTCGGCGAGGTGCGGGTGCAGCGCATCGGCGATGGCGAGCATGCCGGTCGCGCCGAGCGTGATGCCGTCCGCCCGGTGCACGTGCGCCGCGTCCGCAATCGCCAGCAGGTGCGCCTGCGTCAGCACCACGGCCTCCGCCGTGTGCGCGTGCAGCGCCTCGGCGATGGCGATGGCGTGGGCCTGGGTGAGCGCGGGCGAGTCCACCAGGTGGCCATGCGTCGCGTCCGCCGCGGTAAGAACGGCGCCCACCGCGAGCGTCAACGCCTCGGCCGAATGCCCGTGGAGAGCCTCGGCCACGTCGAGGGCGTGCACCTGCGTGAGCGTGAGCGCGTCGGCCGCGTGGGCGTGGGAGGTGTCGGCGATTGAGAGGGTGGCGCCGGACGCAATCTTCTTCCGCCGGCGTGTGGCGCCGTGGAGGAGTTGCCACGGGTTTGCAGTCAGCGCCCGCATTTGCGCTTCATCGAGAGCGCGGTCGAAGTCGGCGTGCAACCCCAGGAGTCCGTTGAACCAACTTCCCGAGCCGCCAGCGCCGAACAGCCGGCCCGAGGCGTCGATCGTGAACGTCTGCGTCGACGTGCCGGTGCCGATACGCACGCCGTTCTTGAAGAACCGGAACGTCGTGCCGTCGTAGGTGACCCCGATCGTGGCCTCGACGCCAGCTGTCAGGCCGGCGCCGGAGGTCACCCCCAGCTGCACAACCTGGCCCTTGACGAGGTCGATCTCGCCGCTGCTCAAAATCCGCCAGAGCGCGCTGCCGTTCTCCGCCGAGTTCCTGCTTCCGGAGATCACGTTGGCGGTCGAAAGCGAATTCACACGCACCACCGCCACGCGCGAGAACTTCTGCGACTGGCAGATACCGGGCATGTCGATGGTCCCTGTGCCGGTCGATGTGTTGCTCGTGGCACGGCCAGCGGTCATCTCGCCGGCGGTGATCGCTGCGTACGTCCCCGCCGCGCCCGGGCGCAGTACGTCGAAGATCCGACCATTGGCCCCAGGCAGCAGAAGCGACGCCATGCCGGCCGAGACCCATCGGGCGGCGGCGGGTGCAGCCGACTGCGGCTGCCTGGTGTACTGGAGGGTTGGGCGGCCCACGTGAGTCAGCCGATCAGTAGGTGACCGACCGGTACTGCGCGCCGTTGCCGCTCGCGGCGAGCGTCACACCGGCGTCGTTCTTGACGATGATCCCCACCTTCGGAGGCATGGAGCCGCCGAATGCCACCGCAACCGGGAACGCCGACGAGCGGACGGCGGCGGCCAGCGTGATGTCAACGGCGCCGAGCCGCACGAGGTTGGCGGGCAGCGTGTCTTCGCTGAAGTTGGTGCCGTCGACCGACGTCGTCGCGTAGACGAGTACCTGCTTGTTCCCTGACTCCGAAACGTTCGCGACCAGGATCTCGACGAAGTAGTCGTCCGCGAGTGCCGAGGTGTTGTCGATCGTGCCCAGGTTCGCCAGCGCGCCGGACGCCAGTGAGTTCAGGCCCGCCGCGTTGCTCAGGTTTGTGGCCGTGCCGTAGCTATCCATCTCATCGTCCCTTCAACGCTGCGCGCACATCGGACTCCTCAACGATCGTGCCCTCGCCGAACAGCAACTCGGCGCGCGTGCCGCGTTGAACCGCCAGCCCGAGCAGTTGGTCGGCGAACTCCTGTGGCAGCGAGTCGGCCCCGACCAGTGCGCGCAGCACGGCCTCGGTGTTGGGGTCTGCCACGTTGATGCCCTGCGCGCTCTTCAACGCAGTGAGCAACAGGTCGGCGATCGGATCGGTCTGGGCTGCTGCGGCCAACACCGTGAGCAACTTCCGAACGACTTGCACGTCGAGCAGCGAGAGCAGCGCGACGGCGGTGACCCAGCGGGTCTTGCGTACGCTCTGCTCGGGTCTGCCGAGCAGGTCGACGATCCACCCAGGCTCCGAGGCCAGGTGCTTGCCATAGCCGAGACCGCTCGGGTCCGCTTGCAGCTCGGCGCGAAGGGCTTCCAGTTGCGTGGGGTCAAGCATCGAAGCTCTCCGTCATGTTTCGTCCCGTACCCGCCCCACCTTCGTGCCCGAGTGCTCCTCGCCAACACCCCGGCGCACACGGCCACGAAAGACGACGGTGTAGAGGGGAAACCACCTCACAAGCCATCCAAAGCGCCCCTTGAGGGGCTTGAACTCTTCCACCCACAATCCATCGATCGACGGCGCGAAGAACACGTGCGGCACCCACGTGTGCCGCGAGATGCGCACGACGAGATAGGTCTCGCGCGGCCCTTCGCGCCACCAGCGCCGCAGCGCGAAGATCCAGCAGTTGCCGTAGCGCATCGATCACCTCATGCGTCCTCGAGTTGGGCGGGCGCGTCAGCGGGCGGGGCCGTGGCCGGGTCGCCTTGGTCGCCCTCGTCACCCTGTAGATCGCCATCGTCTTCGGTGTAGGCGTCTTCGGCGCGGCGCTCGGCGCGCTCCTTGATCGCATCGGCCAGCTCCTGCTCGGCGTCGATCTCGATGCCGAGGCGGCCGGCGACGGCGGCGATGAGGCGCAGGGCAGTGAGTTCGGTGAGGCGGCCCTGCTCGACGGCGATGCCGACGGCCACGATCACCTGCTGCAGGGCGGCGGCGTACTTGGTCGTGTCCTTCGGGCTCATCTCCGGGAACACGGCCTCGACGCGCCACGCGTCGTCGCTCCAGTCGATCTCGTCCTGGCTATTGATGCGCGCGCGCTGCCAGAGGACGTACCGGCCCATCTGCTCAAGCATCGCCTTCACCAGGCGCTGGCGCATGGCCATGATCTTCATCGTGGGCTCGGCCATCTCGGCACCCACGGCGCGATTCACGTCGCCACCGCCACCGAACCAGTGCTCGGGCACCGTCGCGCCGCCGAGCACGTGATTGCGCAACAGCCTTGCCAGCTCGGAAAGGTCCGCGGCCTGCAGGCCGGGCGTCACGGCGTCCCACGCTTCGGAGTCGTTGTGCACGCGCACGCTGCCGGGCTTCGGGGGCGCGATCTTCTTCGCGCGGGCCTCCACCTCGTCCGGCGTCGCACCCTTCAAGGCCACGTCCCACACGAAGCTGCGCAGGAACGCCGAGCGGTCCATTTCGCCGAAGAGGAACTGGTCGTAGCCATCGAGCCAGTCGGCCTGCGAGAGCAGATCGGATCGGCCGCGCACGCCGCCCGGCATGACGTTCAAGCGGAGGTAGAAGACTTCGCCGTCGGTGTACTTTTCGCGCAGCGCGCGGGTCGCTGGCGTGAAGAGATCGGACTCCTCGCCCAGCAGGATCACGCGGTACCGGAACACGCGGCCGCGTGCGTCGCGCTTGGTGACGATGCCGATGGGCTGCGCACGGTTGTCGGGATCGGTGGCGATGTGCTCGATGCACGACGGGTCGAGGAATCCCAGCCGCACGCGACCCTTCAGCTCGTTGACGAACACCGGCAGGATCAGCTCACCGAACAGGGCGAGGCCGCGGAGGAACTCCGGCAGGCGCTCGTCCATCCGGTTGATCGGGTCGTGCCACCAGGTGTCGAGCCAGCTCTGGTGTTCTTCGTCGTCGCACGTGAGCCGTACGCCCTCGGAGAGCAGGTAAGCAATTGGCAGCTCGACCAGGCGGTTGCCCAGCTGGTTGCTCTCCCACAGGTACGCGGCGACCTTCTGCATGCGCTCCTGCGTCATCGGCGCGAGGTCCCGCTTCGCGTCGCCGGAGAGGCGCCGCCATTGGTCCTCGTCGTCCTCGACGGTGGCGCCCGCGGCCTCGCGGAAGGGCTGGTCGGGCTCCTCGGTCAAATGCGCCGACGTCGGCGCATTTGAGGCCGCGGCGAGGGTCCGGGCGATCCAATCGAGCACCCTCACGCCTCACCCCGGATCGAGACCGGCCGGTAAAGGCCGTTATAACGCGTTATACGGCTCGTCACGCCACCCTCCTGTACATCGAGACGCGCGGACGGCCGTGCGCGGCTTCTGGCGCGCTCTGCGCGGAGTCGGGGTCGATGGTGTGACCGGCGGCGGGTTGGACCTTCTCGCCGCTGGCGTTGATGGCGAGAAAACACGCCCATGTGCGGTCCGCGTGGCCGGCGCTGTCGCTGTCGGCGACGAACCTCGAGGCTCCGGTTGCTGAGGTCTCGCGCTTGAGCTTGTGGAGGTCCGCGCGGAGATCCTTGTCGCCCAGCGGGATGCGGATCCGGCGGTCCTCGAACACCTGCTTGCCCACGGTGGCCAGCGTGAGCTTGTTCGGAAGCGTGAAGATCACGCCCTCGACGGTGTACTCGCCGTGGCGCCGCTTCGCGTCCTCCACCGGCTTCTCGCCGAGGCCCGTCTGGTCCATGTTGGCGCGGACGACCTTGTAGCGGCGGAAGACGTCATCGAGCAGCGCATCCTGCTCGGCGAACTTGATGCGCTGCCGTGCGATGACCTCGCGGGTCCACAGCACGTCGCCCACCTGCTCCAGCACCCAGATCACGAAGAGGTCGCGCCGCGTGCCGATGTCCACGCCCACAAAGCACGGCCCGCCCTGGTAGTGCTCGGGCTTGCCTGCCTGGTCGTGCTCCACCGCGTTGATGAGGTCGTACGGGAGCCAGGCGCTGGCCTCGTCGGCCCACTGGAGCAAGTACTCCTGGTTCCAGATGTCGTCGTCGCCCAGGCCGGCGCGCAGCTGCTCGATGTCGCGCGGCAGGCCGTCGGCCACGGCCTGGTGGATGTCGACGACGTGCCGCGACCAGGTGTCACCGGCTGCCGTCATGAGGTCGTAGAACTTGTTGGCCTTGCCGTTGGGCGTGCTCGTCACTCGCAGCTTGTAGCCGGCGGAGATCACTGGGAAGAGCGCCGCCCAGATCTTGCGGCTGTCGGCGTGGAAGGCGAACTCGTCCAGGAACACGTTGCCGCTGAAGCCGCGCGCGGTGTCGGGGTTGGCCGGCAGCGCCGAGATCCGCGAGCCTCCAGGAAGTGCGACCTCGAACATGGCGTACCGCGTGCCATCCTCGGCGCGGTACTCGGACTCGATGGCGTCGAGGGCCACGTCGTACGCGCGGGCGTGGCGCTTGATGCCTTCGTCCATCGCCTCCTTCGCCTGACGCTCCCCGCGCGAGAGCACCACCCACCGCGCACGGCCGCCGCGCGCCTCGGCCTCGAAGGCGTCGTCGACGATCTCGAGCGTCGTGGTGAACGTCTTGCCGGTCTGCCGCGCGAACATGCCGATCTTGAAGCGCGAGCGATCGAGCAACCAGCGCTTCTGGTAGCCATAGAGCGGGAGGGCTGGGGCGGCCATCGCTCAGTCCGTCCGGTGCGTGAAGCCCGCGCGGCGGGCGGAGCCCTGCAGCGCGAGGAAGCGGTTCTGCACGTCGATGGCGTCGCGCTCGCGGGCGAAGCGCGCCTGCGGCGTGTTGGGGCCGCCGTGGTGATGCACCTGCAGGTGGTGCACCAGCTCATGCAGCAGCACGGAGCGGCCGAAGGGCCGATCGAGATCCACGTCGTCACGCACGCTCACCACGCCCGCCTCGTAGGCGGCCATGCACTCGCACGGCATCTGCGCGGCGGTGACGATCTGCACCTGCGGCACCACCTCGGGCAGCGGGATGCCCGAGAGATCCGAGGCGAGGAGCAGCAGCTCGAAGAGGAGGCGCATGTTCACAGCGAGGCCACCCAGCGATCGATCGCATCCGCCCAGCCGCGCAGCTTGACGGCGAGCCAATGGCAGCACCCGGCCGCGACGTTGACCACAACCACAACCAACGCCAGGCCCGTACCGAGCGAGGCCATGAGGAAGCAGAGGAGCCACTGCCACATCACGCGGCCTCCTTCGGCGCGTCGACGATGCCGTAGACCTCACGGCGGATCATCTCCAGCGCCTCGGCCGACACCCCAGCGCGACGGCCCGCGGCCACGGCGGTGTCAGCGGCCTTCTGCGCCATCTCCTTTCGAACGCGGAGGATCGTCGCAGTCTTGCTGGCCTCCGCCTTCGCCAGGTGGTCGAGCGCCTTCGCGAGGAACATCACCTCGCCGGCCGGCACGGACTCGCCGCTGCTCACCAGGGAGCGCGCGGTGTTGAGGGCCACGGCGCTGAGCACTTGATTCGCCAGGCGGGCGGAGTCGCTCTCGGGGCTCTCGCCGATCTCCTTCGTCCACACGGACGACACCTCCTGCGCGGCGCGGAACATCTCCAGTTCGCGCTCGGCGGTCTGCCGGTACCGACCCACGGCGCTGCGGCTCGCGGTGTCGCCAGTGCCCAGCTCCGCGCCCATGCGATCGACCAGGTCGACAATCTCGTCGATGCTCGCGCGCCCGTCGCGGATGGCGGCATCCACGGCACCCTTGATGCGCGGATCCAGCTGGGTGATGGAGCTGCGACGGCCCATCAGCAGGCGCCCCGCGGCGGGTCAAATGCGCCGACGTCGGCGCATTTGGGTTTTCCACTGTCGCAAACGCCTTCCACCAAATGCGCCGATATCGGCGCATTTCGACCCGGATCAGATCGGCTGTTCAAATGCGCCGACGTCGGCGCATTTGAAACCCGGACCGCCATCATTCCCCCGGCCCCGGCCGAGCCACACCCGGCACCACGGCCAGGCCGTGCGCGACGTCCAGCCCGCGGGCCGTGATGCGCGCCAGGCGCACATCGGCTGCGCTCGTCACGTCGGCGAGGCCCTGCTCGGCGAGCCATGCGAGATCGCTTCGCACAGCATCCAGCGATGCGGCAACCCCTTGCTCGGGCAGCGCCTGATAGAGCAGCGTGTCGGCGGCCTGGTACGTCGGCGCAGAGGCCAGCAGACGAAGCAACGCGAGGCGTCGGGCCTCGCGCTGACGATCGGCGAACGTGAGGGCAGTCATTGCGAGTTGCTCAGCAGGTGCTGGTTGATCAGATCCACCGCGCGGCCGATACCTTCGAGTCGCCCGGCCACTTTCTCGATGTCGCCATGCAGTTCACCCAGGCGGTTTAGCAGCTGGTTGATCGCGGCCTGCTGCACGGCCATGTGACTGATGGCCGCCTGCTGCCCGGCGATCAACACGGCCTGCTTGCTGATCTCTTCCTGCAGCAGTTTGTGGCTCGCCGCGAGCCTGTCTTCGGTGACGCGATTCTTCCCCTGGAGGTGCGCGTAGAGCGCCACCAGACCCAGGACGATGAACTCCGCGATGTCGGCGAGTAGCTTCCAGTCCATCACCAACCTCGTGTACGTTGATCCAGCCGACCCACCCGCTCGGCGCGTTCGGCGCACTCGATGCACGTGGTCACGCCCGGCACCGCCTCGCGGCGCGCGGGCGCGATGGGCTCGCCGCAGATCTCGCAGTCGACAGCGGAAAGCACATGCCAGTCTCCGTGCTGCACTCGGCGGCGCACGGTGGCCAGTGCGTCGTCGCGACTGGCCTGCTCGAGGTCCGCCGCTGCGTCCAGAAGGTCGCTCAACCACTGGCCCCCGCGTCCCCGGCCGCAGCCAATGCCCGCGCCCGATTGCCGTCTGCGCGGGTGCGCGCAATCTCGGCGTCCAGCTCGGCCCGCGCAAGGTCGTCGTCCGACGCCAACGCGGCCAGCTCGTCGTCTGTGATCGCGCGGCCTTCGAGTCGCGCCTGGTTGATCAGCGCCATCGCATTGGCCGCTGCCGTCATCAAGTGCTGCGTGAGGGCCAGCGCCACGGAGAGGTTGTCGACGCTGCTCATGGGGCGGCCCTCCGGGTGGCGATGAGTGCGCGCGCTGCCCCGATGGACTGCGTAGCCCGCTGCAACTGGGCGTTCGCGGCCGCAGGGTCGGGCGGCGTCACGTGCAGCAGCTGCCGCGTGACATCCAGCGCCGAGCGCGCGCCATCCAGCTGCTCGTTCACTGCCTGCGCCTGGTCGGGCGTGATGTCGCCGGTGCGCAGCAGATCGAGAGCGAGCCGCCGCGTCTGCGTGACGCCCACGTACCCGGCCGCGACGGCCTCGCTCGTGGCGGTGGCGATGCGTTGCTCGGCAGTGAGCGCTGAGGTGTCTCGCGCGGTCATCTGCCCGCAGCCCTGAAGCGCAACCACGGCGAGGGTCGCCGCAAGGAGGACGTTGCGGATCACGGCGACTCCTTCGTGATGATTCCGGTGAGCGGCGTGGCGGTGAACCGGCGGAGGATCCACACGACGACACCATTGATCGCGAGCCCCGCAGCGATGATCGCCTCGGCGTTGTCGCGCAGCGCTTGCTGCATTTCGTCGGGCATCTGCACACCCGCCACGGCGAGGGCCGCCACGAGCAGGTTCACGAGGGCGTAGATGACGGTGCGAGACATCACTTCACCTCCAGGATGTGCGCCGGGTGCGGCTTCATGTCCGCCTTCATCCAGGCGGTGACGTCGAAGCCCGGGCAGGTCTTGCCCGCGAAGAGATCCCTGTGCCCGCAGACGCGGGCCTTCGGGTAGCGCTTGAGGAGTGCGGTCACGTTGGACGCCAGCGCGGCCCACTGAATGCGCGCGAACTGGTCCGTGCCGACCATGCAGATGCCGACGCTCGTCGCGTTGTGGCCGCGCACGTGGGCGCCGACCTCGTCGAGATGGCGACCCGTGTCGAGGGCGCCGTTCGTGCGGATGAGGAAGTGGTAGCCAACCGCCGCGAGCGCGGGGTTCATCTTCTTGCGCCAGTCCGCCTGACGGCGGAACCCGGCGTCAACGTGCCAGCGGTCTACGTCCTGGATAGTCGTCCGCCGCCCGTTGGGCGTGGCGGAGCAGTGGATGACGATGTGGTCGACTGAGCGCATGGTCGGCACTGTGCCGACCGCACGCTAGGAGGGTGCACCAAGGGGGTGGATGGTTGAAGCAAACGGTGGTTTGACTAATCGGGGACCGCACCGTCGGTCGTAAGCTTCTCAAAAATCTCGCGCCCCTTGCTCATCAAGTCGCGTTGGAGCTTGAAGCGTTGGGGATAGTGAGACCCCATGTCGATGCCTGCCTTGGCGCCTATCGCGGTCCGCTCTTGGGGGGTGTGGCCGCTCTTGTATCGCTCAACCGCCGCGTCGACGAGCACACTTCTTGACAGCATTGCGTTGTAACTCAGCTCTCGAACAATGTCTCTCAGCTCTGGGAAGTAGAGCGTGGTGAGCATATCTAGCCTTGGCAGCGGAGACTGGGTAGTCAGCAACTTTGCCTCGCAGAACAGCATCCATTCGGCCGATAACCACGGCTCAATCTCGAGTGCCCTCTCTAGGAGCTCCTCAAGTTTCGCGCGGCGTACGGCATTCGTCTCCCTCTCGACCCAGCCCGCCTTGTCGAACTGCGCCTTTATCTCCTCGGTCGCGCGCGTCGTCGCACGTGCGACGGCCGCTAGCGAGTCAATGTCGGCCTTGGTCGCAGCCGTCTCGCCTCTCGTCTGGTAGTACTTCCTGACGAAGGGCAGTACAGCGTTGCCCAACAAGCCGAGGAAGAGAAAGATCGCCCAGTAGTACCAGTGGGCTAGAAAAAGCTGGTTCGCAATCTCTACTGCTAGAACTCGAGCAAGGTCCACGGTATTGCCGTTGGAGATAGCAACTGTCTCGTTCACGATGTCCCTCTCTAGCCCAAGCTACCGCCAAGATACCTGGTGGCCAGTGCCGTAACGACCGCGGTCAGAATCACTAACAACGCGTTCACGAGAAGGTGCTCTCGGTGTCGGATGAAGAATGGGACATGCACGCTGCGTCGTTCAAGAACGATCGTAGATTTCAGCGTGACCGCGACTGCCCATAGCGCTAGGTCGACCAGTATGTACGCAACGAACGGGATCCAGAGATCCCGGGAAGGCAAGTTCACACCCACGAACAGGATGCCGATTAACGCCATGTACTTGACCTTCGGGCGCAGCCAATTCAGGGCGCGGGCTGACCAACGAGCCCGCGGTTCGAGTTGAACGCGAAGTTGCTCGGCAATACCACGCATCTCAGGCGTCGCCGGGGTCGCGCGAATGGAGACTGCGCTGTCGACTCGGATCCGGACCGAGCGAGGATAGTCGTAGACTTCTACGTCTAGGGCGGCGATCGAATGCTCATGGATCTTTGCCTTCAGATCGAACAACTCACTGGCGGCATCCAACTGATATCGACCCGCTCCTGCCTTGAACGGCAAACCTGCCGCTGCCAGTGTTGCTTCAATCGCCTCGACGTCGTCGAGATACAAGCTGACTGCCGGCAGCTTTATCTCGATCGGCGGTGGTGTCTCACGCATTGATGGAACCCTCGGAGTTTCTGGGTTGAGAACAGTTCACGCAGTCGTCGGTCTGCCTACGATCCGCTGGCGATCGCTCCTCCATTGGGGATCCTCGTCGGCACTGCCGATGCTCGATAGCGTCCTTCCGATGGCTGACCGCGCGCTCCTGCCACTGCATGTTCTCCGGCGCATCAGCGCCGCCGCCACTCCCACGGCGGCACCGGATCCGGATCCGCCCACAGGCCACGGCCTCCAGCGCGCGCCTCAGCCTCGACATCTAGCAGCTCGCGGTCAGTGAGGTACTTGAGATAGGCCCACGCGAGCCCGCGCCGGACCTGCTCCCGGTTGGCATCGATCCCGTCACACCCGACTCTCGCGACTGCGCGACCGTACCGGTCGGTGGACTCCACCTTGAGCACCGCGTCCTTTCCGAAGCACAGATCCGAGAGAGACTTCTTCGAGGCTTGTCCGTAGGGCTGGCCCTTCTCCGGCGTGTCGATCTGGGCCAGGCGCACCTTTACCTGCTGCTTCTCCGCGGTGAGGATCGTCAGCGTATCGCCATCGGCGACCCCAACGACCCGGCCTGAGATCTCGTCTGCGCTCACCGACGCCGATACGAGCGCTGCCAGCAATGCGATCGCGGCGGTGAACCGCCGGACGACTACCACTGGCGCACCTGTACGACATCGAGCGTGAACCGCTTCAACTCGGGATCGTGCGGCAGCCAGTTGTCGAGCGAGATGGGGTGTTGCCCGGCCGGACGGTTGCTGATGCTCCAAGGCCAGGACTCCACGACCGCGACTGGTGAGCCCGACGCGTCATACCCTGTCAGTCGTAGCTGAACGCCGACCGGCTCGGTACAGCGGTGCGTGACCAGCGCTGCACCCTTCAGGACTGGGCAGGCCGACTGCGTGCACGCGTCGACCCACTTCACCCGCGTCAGCTTGACGGACACATCGGCCGTCGTGCACTCCGCGCCGGCAGCGCCAGCGGCAAGAAGCGTCACCGCCGCCGCGACAGCTGTTCCAGGAAATCTCATCGGCTTCCTCCAACGACAGCAATGATGGCAGCGACGATCGCGACGATTGCCGCAACGATGGCCACGACCGCGGGAATCCATGCAGATGGAATCTTCGTGTCCGTGACTCCCATGTGCTGGTGCACTTCGAAGGTGGCTCGCCTGCGCTCTGTGGGAACTGGCGCTGCCCCCTCCTCGCCGGAAAGTGCGGCTGACACCAGACGACGCACCTCGTCATCGGTCCACCGCGTGCGATTGCCTGGCATGGGGTCTCCGGGCGTGGTTTTTTGTATCGCCCGGCATCTTGATAGCACAAGCCCACGCCTGTGCTCAAGAACAGAAAACCCGCGTCCTGCTTAGGTTTCCGGCATTTCGTCAGGTTTCCAGCACTGCATCCAGGAAGCGCCCGAACGCAGCCTGATCCACCTGGCGCCCAGCGAAGTACTCGTAGAGCACGGCGGCCGCCTTCGCACGCTTCTGGGCGCTGCGGTTCTCGCGGCGCTTCGCCAGCTCCGCGTCGATCGCCGTCAGCACTGCCGTCAGCAGCTCGACGTCCAGTGGTTGCCTGACGTTGGGGCCAGTGGACTCACGTCCCGTGAGTACTTGGTCTGCAGAGAGGCCATGCTCCACACAGACCCGCAGCAGCTGCTCCCACGGGATGGAGCCCGACCGCTCCCGATTCGCGTACGTGTTGCTCTCCATCCCGAGCGCCTTGGCGAGCGCGGCCTTCGTCGGCGCACCGATGGCCAGCCGAAGTCGCTCCATCACCTCGCCGAACACGAATTCAGGGGGCGTGAGTTCGCCCGTTGACTTACTCATAATTTATGAGTACCTTGCTCACACAACATGAGTTCCGCCCCGAAAAGGAGAAAGCGCGTGAATCGGCCCGACATCAAGGCTCGCCTGATTCTCGCCGGCCACAACCAGAGCACGGTTGCCCAGGTCGCGAAGGTCACCCAGTCCGCCATCTCGCGAGTCATTCGCGGCGAACTGATCTCCCCCCGCGTCGCCGGTGTGATTGCCAGCGCCATCGGCAGCACGCCCGCCGATCTCTGGCCGAATCTGTACGGCCGCAGCGGCACCCCACTGAAGCGCCCCCGCGCTGCCTGAGGGATTCTACCCGTGCAAATCATTTGCCACCGCTGCAAACCCGGCTCCTTCGTTTTCACTCGCGCACCCCGTGTCGTTTGCCGTGGTGCCCACTCTGCAGCAGCCCTTCCGGAAACTGCCGGAAAGACTCTGCGCAGCACTTTCCGGTAGGCGGCGCGCGATGCAGCTGCACCTCGATTTCGAACCCGGCCTGACAGAGCGCTACCCGAGCCTGCTGGACGCGGTCCGCGCCCAGATCTACGGCAGCGGCAAGCCGCTCAAGTCCATCGCTTCCGATCTCGACTGCTCGCAGTCGGACCTCTCCCGGAAGCTCGCCAGCAACCCCGACGACACCCGCCGGTTCTCGATCGAGGACCTCGAACGGTTGATGCCCGCCACCGAGTCCGTGCTGGTCATCCACTGGCTGATCGAGCGCTTCCTAGAGTCCGCCGACTCCCGCCGCGACCGCGCCATCACCGAGATCCAGAAGCAGCTTCCCCAGTTCATGGCCTTGCTGAAGGCCGCCACGGAGTCCGGCAAATGACGGCCCCCACCGATCGCGAAACAAACGCCGGCCAGGTCCGCGTTCTCCGCACGCTGCTCCTCCTGCAGGGGCACGAATTCCAGGGCATGGCCCCGAGCGAGATCGCCAAGGCGCTCGACACCGGCCCCGCGAACACCAGCCGAGATCTGCGCGTGCTGCAGAGCCTCGGCCTGGCTGAACAGATCCAGGAGACAGGGCGGTGGCGCCTCGGACCGAAGGTGGTCCAGATCGCCACGGCCTTCAGCCTCGAACTGGACAAGCACCGGCGCCGCGTCGAGGAAGTCGCGCAGCGCTACACCCGCACCCCCTCATAGAGCGCTCACATGCCCCGTCAACGCACCCAGGCCGCCGCACCCGTGACCATCGTCGCGGAAGAGGTGGTCGAGCAGGACCTGAAGGCCCACGACGAACAGACCGGCCGGCTGCGCCTGGTCGACGCCGAGTACGGCTCCGTCGCCCCATATTCCCGCGACCGTATCGAGCACGAGATCCGCTGGCACCTCGCACTGTCAGCCGAATCGATGCTCGAAGCCGGCCGTCGGCTCATCCTCCTGCGCGAGCACGAGCCCCACGGCGAGTTCCTGAACTCGCTGGAGCGCGTGGGCGTCGCGCCCCGCATGGCGCAGAAGCTCATGCAGGCGGCACAGAAGTTCGGCGAGCGCCCAGAGCTTGCGCAGGTGGGCAAGAGCAAGCTTCTCGAATTGACCGTGCTCGATGACGAGCAGATCAATCTCCTCGCCGAGGGCGGCACGGTGCTCGGCGTGCTCCTCGACGACGTCGATCGCATGACGGTGAGCGAGCTGCGCGCGAAGCTCCGCGAGGAGCGCAAGGCGGCCGAGGAGGCCGAGGCCGTCGCGAACAAGCTGCTTGCCGCGAAGAACGAGCGCCTCGACGAACTCGACCGCGAACTCGCGCGCCGCGATCGCCTCCCGCAGGACGACGTCGCCGGTGAGTTCTGCACCCGCCTCTGGGAGGCCGCTGGCGCGTTCCTCGGCCCGCAGCAGGAGCTGCGCGCCATCTTCTCTGCCATCGACCAGCACTCGGCGAGCGGCGGGGAGACCTCCCTCTACCAGACGCAGTGCAACGTCCTCGTGTGGCTCATGTGGCGCCTCGAGGAGATCCGCCAGGCATACCACCTGGTCGACGTCGACCTGCAATCCGTGGTCAAGGCGCCCTGGGAACAAGCCGGCGACGGCACCGATTCCAGCAACGGCGACTGGCCGCTTCCTGGCCGCGACTTCATCGGCCCCGCCAAGGGCTGACCGCAGCCCGGACCCCGAAGAGGCGAACGCCCACATGCGCGATCTCGGCCAGACCGACTACCTGCGAGACCTCATGCAAAAGCTCGATACCGCACAGCACGGCACCCGCGGCGCGATCGTCCGATCCGCCTGCGGGCTGCTCGCGTGCTCGCAGGCCGAGCTGTATCGGAGACTCGCCGAGGTCGGCTGGTCGAGCGGGCGCAAGCAGCGCAGCGACAAGGGTCGCACGAGCGTGGACGACGGCGAGGCGCAGACGATCGGCGCGCTGCTGATGAACTCGGTCCGGGCCAACGGCAAGCGGACCATGTCGATCCGCACCGCCGCAGAGATCGCGCAGGCGAACGGGCTGCTCACCGCCGACGTGACGCCGTCCACCCTCGGCCGCGTGCTGCGTCAGAAGGGGATGCACCCCGACCAGGCGGGGATCGATTCGCCGCACGTGACGATGCGGTCCCTGCACCCGAACCACGTGTGGCAGATCGACGCCTCGGTGTGCGTCCTCTACTACCTCGACAACCGCGGGCTCAGCGTCGCCTCCGAGCGCGAGTTCTACAAGAACAAGCCCGGCAACCTGAAGCGCATCGAGAAGGCCCGGGTGATCCGCTACGTGGCGGTCGACCACTACAGCGGTGCCCTCTACGTCGAGTACTTCCACGGCGCGGAGGACACCGAGAACCTTTACCGCTTCTGGGCCTCGGCGATCACCCAGCGCACGGAGCCCGGCGACCCGTTCCACGGCGTGCCCCACACCCTGATGCTCGACCGCGGTTCGGCCTCGGAAGGGCACATGTTCTCGAACCTGCTGCAGCGCCTGCAGGTGGAGCACCTCACGCACCTGCCGGGCAACCCGCGTGCGAAGGGCAGCGTCGAGCGCTCGCACGACATCGTCGAGCGCGAGTTCGAATCGCGGCTGGGCGTCGGTGCGCGGGTTGCCGACCTGGCCGAACTGAACGCGATGGCGCACCGCTGGATGCGGTGGTTCAACGCTTCGCGCATCCACACCCGCCACGGGCACAGCCGGTACGGCCTGTGGCAGACGATCCGCCCCGAGCAGCTGCGCATCGCCCCGCCGCGCGATCTGCTCGACTCGCTGCTGACCACGAAGCCCGTCGAGGTGAAGGTCGGCCGCGGCCTGACCATCCGGCACGCCCCGCGCGGCTCGGGCTCGCTCACCTACTCGGTGGCCGATCTGCCCGAGGTGCGCGTGGGCGACCTGCTGACGGTGTGCGTGAACCCCTACCGCGCGCCGAACGTGCACGTCCTCTCGCGCGATCGCGACGGCCGCGAGCTGCACATCGAGCTGCAGCCGCTGGAGCGCGACGCGGCCGGGTTCGTGGCCACCGCGCCGGTCATCGGCCAGCAGATCCACACGCACGCCGACACGGTGCCCGACACGCAGCGCAAGGCGATGCTGAAGGCCGCCTACGGCGTCGAGACCATGCGCGACGCCGAGGCCGCACGGAAGGCCCGGAAGCCGGCCTTCGAGGGCCGCATCGATCCGATGGCCGATGTCGCCCAGGCGCAGACCCTCTCCTATATGCAGCGCCGCGGCGTGGAACTCCCGATCGAGGCCCCGCGCGTCGAGGCCACACCGCTCACGCACGTGCAGGCCGCGAAGCGCCTGCGCGAGGCCGGTATCGAGATGAGCCGCGAGCGGTTCGCTGCGCTGGCTTCGGACTACCCGGATGGAATCAGCGAGGAGGCCCTCACGGGCCTGCTCGCTCGTTGGCCTGTCGCGACGGTGGCACCAGCCACGGTCGCGCTGGAAGAGGTGCCCCGCCTGTCCGTCGTGGGCAAGGCCGGGTGAAGTGAAAAAGCCCCGGGCGCTGTAACGCCGGGGGCTTCTTGGTCCGATCGATGGCAGTCGGTCGGTTGATGCAGTTCAGACACAGGGAGTCTACATGACGACCAGGAAGCGTTCCAACTCGGTGGCAGTACCCCGGCCGGATGCCTCCCGTGCAGTGATGCGCCAGCAGTCGCGCACACAGCCCGGGGCGCTCCGGCTTCGCACTCGTGCGGGAGGGCCGCAGCGATGAGCCAACCCAACACGCAACGCCAACCCGTCCGGCTGCCGGACGTCTCGAAAACGCTGGGGGCATTCATGCCGTTGAAGCTCAAGGCCACGATGCGTGCGCATCACATCACGCGGATCGCACTCGCGGAGCATGTCCTGCAGCGCGGCGGCAAGCCCTTGTCCGAGAGCGCGGTCGCGCAGCTGTGCAACCACGGCATCTGGCCGAAGCTCTCCGACGCCGTGGAGATTCAGGCGCAGATCGTCGCCCGGCTGCGGGCGCTCAACGTCCCCGAGGCCGAGCTGGCCGCGCTGTTCGAGGACGACGACGAAGAGCGCGCCCTCGGCGCCGACGCCTCCATGCGCGCGACGCACGCCGAGAAGATGGCGAGCCGGCCGCTGGAGCAACGCGGCACCCGTGCCCGCAAGCCCGTTGCGCCCCGCACACCACGCGCCGCCGTGGAACCCCTAGAGCCCGAGATCCTCCCTGTGGAGCCCGCCATGTTGAGCCCTGCTGCGAAGTCGCATTTCCGTCTGTTCCGAGATCCGTTCAGCGACGACGTCGCCGAGGCGTCCGATGTCTTCATGACGCCCGACGTGCGCTACGTGCGCGAGGCGATGTTCACCACCGCCCGGCTGGGTGGCTTCCTCGCGGTGGTCGGCGAGTCCGGCGCCGGCAAGACGGTGCTTCGCCGCGACCTGATCGACCGCGTGCAGCGCGAAGGTCACCCCATCCGCATCATCCAGCCGCGCGCGCTCGACAAGGGCACGCTGACGGCCCGGCACATCTGCGAGGCGATCCTCGAGGACATCCGCCCCGGTACCCGCCATGCCACGTCCCTCGAACGCCTCGCCCGCCAGGTGGAGCAGCTGCTCCTCGACTCCTCGCGCGCCGGCAATCAGCACCTGCTGTTGATCGAGGAAGCCCACGACCTCCACATCAGCACGCTGAAGTACTTGAAGCGGTTCTGGGAGCTGGAGGACGGGTTCAAGAAGCTGCTCGCCATCGTGCTCGTCGGCCAGCCCGAGCTGAAGCAGCGCCTGGACGAGCGGATCAACTTCGACGCGCGCGAGGTGATCCGCCGCTGTGAGATCGCCGAGCTGCAGCCGCTGAACGGCAACCTCGAAAACTACCTCGCCCACAAGCTCCGCCGCGTGGGGGCCGAGCCCGAGCAGGTCCTCGACGAAACGGCCTACAGCGCCATCCGCAACCGCCTCACCGTGCAACGCGGTGGTGGCCGTGCGCAGGTGCTCTCCCTCCTGTACCCGCTGGTGGTGAACAACCTCGTGACGCGCGCCCTCAACAGCGCCGCCGACCTGTGCGCCCCGCGGGTGACCGCCGACGTGATCGCCGAACTGTGAGGGCCTCCCACCATGACTACATTCCTGATCTGTACCGGGCTCGTCGTCGCGATGGCGCTCGGCGTGCTGGGTGCCGCGGCTGTGGTGTTCGATTCGTTCGACGACGGGGAGGACGCGCAATGATCACCATCCTCCGCGACAACGCACCCGTCATCGCCGACGTCGTCCTCGACCACTGGGCCGCGGTGTACGCCGCAACGCCGTGGATGTCCGAGCGCGGCGTGCTGTTTGAGACCTTCCTCCGCCACCCCCACGAGCTGCTCGCGATCGGCCTCGACATGCCGATGCCCGTGCAGATGCGCACCGGCGCGCAGTGGCGCGAGACGGCCGTCCCTGTGCCCACGTCGCGCCACCAGGTGGAGAACCTCGAACGCGCGGTGGACGCCCTCATGCGCGAGCGCCGCGTCCATGTGTCGGGTGGCCGCTGCATCGAGACCGTGAGCGCTCGGCACAAGCACCGCCGCCAGCCGGGCGATCACCACCCGTGGCGTCTGGGGGCGGCACGATGAGCGACCGCCAAATGAAGCCGGATAGCCTCGCCGGACGCCTGCGCACGTGGCTGACCGAGAACCCGGACGGGGCGCGTGCGTCGCAGATCGCCGTCGCAATGGGCGTCACGACCACCCAGGCGTGTCTGGCGCTCGGCGATCTGCACCGCAAAGGTCACCTCGTCCGGTGCAAGGTTGAGGTCCCTGGCAAAGCTGCCGAGTACCAGTGCCGGCTGAGCGCGACGGCCGGCGCGGCGCGCCACGGTCAGCCGTGGGCCACGATGCCTGTCGTCGGTGCGCCCAAGCCTCCCAGGCCGGAGTGCACGACCCGGCCGCGCGGGGAGGCTCCGACACCGGGCAAGCCCGCGTCCATGCCGGCAACGGCATTGCCGCCGGTGCAAGCTGCGCCAGTTGCGGCACAGGAGTCTGTGGCGGCCATACAGAGTTCTGTACCCGCCCCGGTGGTGGACGAACGTCCACCCACCGCCCTCGGCGACGCCCTTCGCGATCTGGAGCGCACCCTGGACCCCGACGCCCCACTGACCCGCCAGAGGGAGGAGGCCATCACCCAAGCCGCGGCGGAGGCGCCGCGCGACTGGGAGCCGGAGCCCACGCCCGAGCCGCCGCCGGCCATGACTCCGCGCTTCGGCCTGTTCTCCGACGGCACGCTGATCCTGGAAGGGCTCCCGAACCTCCCGCACATCATCGCGATCCGCCGGGAGCACACGCGCGCTCTGGTCGACTACCTGCGGGCGGTGGACCAGTGAGGCTCGTCTGTCCCGGCTGCGGGTTCACGGCCGATCTCGAAGCCTTTCTTCTCGACCAGGCGGCGCGGGAGGCAGTGCTGCTGGCCCTCCAGCTGCCCGCGCCGCTCGGCGAGCGGATCCTGAAGTACATCGGCCTCTTCCGCCCCGCGCAGCGGTCGCTCTCGTGGGACCGCGTGGTGAAGCTGCTCGGCGAGCTGCTCACGCCGATCGCGGAATGCAAGGTCGAGCGCAACGGCCGCACCTGGTCGGCGCCGCTCGACTACTGGAGCAGCGCGCTGGACGAGATCCTGGCCCGCCGCGACACGCTCGTGTTGCCGCTGAAGTCGCACGGCTACCTCTTCGAGATCGTCGCGGGCTTCAGCAACAAGGCCGAGGCGAGCGCGGAGCGCCAGGCCGAGAACCTGAAGCAGCACCCCGCCCACCGGTCCCACAACCCGAAGGGCGGCCTTGCACGCGCCGAGATGCCCGCCGAGTTCAAGGCGATGGTGGCCCGCATGACTCGCAAAGGAGCCCCCGATGCCTCCGAGTAAGCACGCGCTGCTTTCGCTCCTGCAGAGCCACATCGGGGAGGCCAAGGGGATCAGCGTCCGCGACATCGCGTACCACATGCGCACGTCCGAACGGCAAGTACGACTGGCCGTCACCGAGCTGCGCATGGACGGCATCGCGGTGTGCGGTCACCCGACCACCGGCTACTACATCGCCGAGACCCCGGAAGAGTTGGAGCGCACCTGCACGTTCCTCCGCTCGCGCGCCCTGCAGAGCCTGACCCTGGAGGCCAACCTCCGCCGCGTCCCGCTGCCCGATCTGATCGGCCAGCTTCACCTGAGGACCTGAGATGACCACGATGACCGACATCGAAGCCGCGGCGAAGACCTTCGCCAACGCGCGCTCTGACCTGGTCGACGCCGCCACCGCGCTGCGCGACGACCTCGAAGCCGTGAAGCGGAAGCACATGAAGCGGCTGAAGCGGTGCGTGGAAACCACCGCCGCCGCGCAGGCCGTGCTGACCAACACGATCGACAGCGCCCACGAACTGTTCGTCCGCCCGCGCTCCGTGGTGTTCCACGGTATCAAGGTGGGCCTGCAGAAGGGGAAGGACACCGTCACGTGGAGCGACGCCACCCTCGTGGCCAATCGCATCACCGACCAGCTGCCGGAGCAGTTCGACGTGCTGGTGGAGACGACCTACAAGCCGATCGCCAGCGGACTGCTCCAGCTCGACGCCGAGACCCTCACGGCGATCGGCGTGCGGCGCATGCCCGGGAAGGACAGCGTCCTGATCAAGCCCGTGGACGGTGGCGTGGACAAGCTCGTCGCGGCGCTGCTGAAGGGCTCCGAGGAGGAACTCGAGGACGCCGAGGAAGCATGAACGACCGCGACGAGAAGCTGGCCGCGGCGCGCGCGAAGTTCGGCAAGCCGTTCGTGACCGATGTCCCCATCAAGCGGGCCCGCCGGAAGTCGGCGTTCCTCCGGCAACTGGAGAAGGCGCAGGCCGCAGAAGCCGCGAGCCGGGCACCCGTCGTCCCGCTGCGCAAGAGCAAGTAACCCGACGCGGCCGCGGGTTCTCGACGGCCGCACGAGAGGAGCTACCGGATGAACAAGTCCGACCTGATCACCGCGCTGGCCACCGGCGCGGGCACCACGAAGGCCATCGCAGGCGCGGTGGTCGACCACCTCGGCGTCACCGCCGCCGCCACGCTGGCCGCCGGCGGTGAGGTGACTCTCCCGGGCATCGGCAGCCTGAAGCCCGTGAAGCGTGCCGCCCGCGAGGGCCGCAACCCGCTCACCGGCGACAAGCTGAAGATCCCCGCGAAGACCGTCGCGAAGTTCACCGCCGCGAAGGCCCTGAAGGACGCCCTGGCCGCGCCCGCCGGGAAGAAGGCGAAGAAGGCGAAGTAGCGCTGCTCCGGCAGCGCAAGCGAAACGGTCCGCGCGCTCGGGAGAGCACCGCGGCCCGTCTGCCAGGCGTGGTGGCCTGGTACTGAGGAGCAGCCGATGAGTGAAGACCGCCCGGAATACGTCGTGCGCCTGGACTACGGCAAGGCCCGCTGCATGGGCCGCGCGATCGAGTCCGCTGCCGTCCCGATGCCATACCCCGAGTGCGAGGACTGCCGGCGCCGGACGTCCCCCGGCAATCCGCACCTGCAGTCGTGGCAGAAGCCTCACGTCGGCCCCGGCCCGTGTCCGGACAGGATTCCTCAGATCGAGCGAGGGCACGCATCGTGAGCGCCCTCACAAGGGAACAGTGGATCGAGCGGTACGCCAACCGGATTCAGGAGGGATGCGAGTGCCCGCGCGACCTCGCGATCCAGGCAGCACAGTTGGAGATCGAGAGAATGAACGATGAAGCCGGCGGCGGCGACATCGACTGGAACGACGACGACAACACCCCGGAAGTCCGCGCCGACGAGGAGTTGTCGAACTGGTTCGACGACGGGTTCGACTGATGCCCATCCGCCCCGAGATGAAGGCCCGCTACCCAGCCAACTGGGCAGAGATCCGCGAGCGCATTCTTGAGCGCGCCGGCCACCGTTGCGAACGCTGTCATGCGCCGAACTACTGGGATGTGCAACGCGTGGACCAGGCCGCGCCTGCGAGCTGGACCGTCGTTGGCTATGACGCGATCAAGGCGCGTTCCTGGCCAATCTCCGTGATGAAGCCCGTGAACGAAAGGCGCATCACTACCATCGTGCTGACCATCGCGCACGTTCACGATCCCGATCCGGCGAACTGCGCCGACGACAACCTGCAGGCCCTTTGCCAGCGCTGCCACCTGCTCCTCGACGCCCCGCTGCACGCTGCCACGCGGCGCGCACGGCGAGCGATTGGCGATCTGTTCGCGTGCGCTACGGAGGACGCCCGATGAACACCGGCTACAACGCCACCGGCCTCTCCCGCGCCACGAAGAACGCCCTCGCCCTGGCCGTGCGCCCGGATGTCGGCGTCCAGTCCCTCGACACGTGGCAGCGCAAGGTTCTCGACAACGCCGGGTTGATCACCGGCCACCGCCTCAACGACGCCGGCCGCGCCGCGTGGGAACGGCTGAGTCGCGGGGAGAAGGTCACGGCATGAAGGGCGCGCCCGCAGCCGACATCCGCGGCCGCGAGCTGGCCATGATCCACATGGCCAAGGCCGAGCTACGCATGGCCGACGACACCTACCGCGACCTGCTGTGGACCGTCGGCCGCGTGCGCTCCTCCGCGGATCTCGACTGGGTCGGCCGGAAGAAGCTGCTCGAACACCTCCGCGCGTGCGGCTGGAAGCCCCGTCCCGCCGCCAAGGCTCGCCCCACGCGCCCGATGGCGGACGATGCCCAGTCGAAGAAGATCCGCGCCATGTGGCTCGCCCTGCACGGCGCCGGTGTCGTGCGTGACTCGTCTGAGCGCGCTCTGGCGTCCTACGTGAAGCGGCAGACCCGCATCGAGGCCCTCGACTGGCTCAACATGGACCAGGCCGAGAAGGTGATCGAGGCCCTGAAGAAGTGGGCGAAGCGCGAGGGCCTGCTCGGCGCCGACGGCGTCGTCGAGTCCACACCCGTGAGCCCCGAGGTGCGCCGCGCGGACGCAGAGCGCCTGGCTGCGGGCCGTGCTGAGTTCGCCCGGCTGCTGTCCGAGGTCGGCTGATGGCAAAGATCGTGCGCCCCGCCTACCGAGGCCCCGAGCTGCTGCTCGACCTGGTGGACCACTGCGCCGCGATCCTGATGGAGGACCTGCAGATCGACGACCCCACGGCCCGCCGCGTCGCCGTGCGTCTGGCCATTGCCCTCGCTGAAGCGTGGGGCGGCCAATTCATCTGGTTCCCGCGTCCGCGTCCCCACGACCGCGCCGAAGAGCACGCCCTCAACTGGTTCGAGCTGGAAGCCCGCGACCTCCAGATCGTCCGGGAGCACAACGGCCGCAACACCGCCGAGATCTGCGAGCGCTACGGCATCAGCCGCGCGCGCCTCTACGAGATCGTCAGCCGGGTCCGGGTCCAGTCCCGCGCCCAGGTTGCGCCGACGCGCGCCACCCGTCCCACCCCCGCCGTACCCCCGCCCCGGATCGCGGACCTCTTCGGCTCCGACTAG